AGAGAACTCCTCAACAAAGTCAGAGTACTCAAGTATGTCTCCAATTCTTAATGATATACAAGTTGCCAATCTTTTTGTTATAGATAGACCAGCCTCTAGTATGTGTCTTGTTGCTGTATTGGAACTTAATGCTGCCATCTTCTGTATTCCAACTAGTGCATCTGGATTAGGTGTTGACCCATCCCTAGCCTCATTTATTCCAGTAACATCACGAATCATGCTTAAGTTATGATTGTAGTTACCAATAAGTGCAGCCATCTTAGACTGACCACTATTTGTATTTAACTCCTGAATAGGGATTCTAGCATTATTGAAATCACCATCCTGCGTATAACTTCTTCCTATTACACTACCAGTTTGGAAGTACATCTTTAATGCATCTTCTGGATTGTATGCTGCACCTGTACCCAAGTCAACTTCATTTATTCCGTCAGCGTCAATAAAGACTCCATCTGGAACAATTCTAGCCATTACCTGTTGTAACTTAAGGTGTGTTAGTTGTATCTGATCTGCAAATGGTATCATTCTCTTAACAAGAGACTCAACATTTCCTTTGTACATTCTAGGTGCGTATGCGATATAATTAGGCATTGCGTTCTGTGAAGCTGACTTTGGTCGGACCATGTTTTTCATCATCTCCCACTTTATCATCTTGTTAGACCCACCAACTAATATACCATCGTACCACACATCCTTAACAGACTCTATCTTCTCGTACATCATCCCTTCCTCAACTGGAGGATTAAATGATGAATCTTTTCTTATTACCTTTTCGCCACCGTTCTCTAATATTTTTTTCTTCCAAACAAACTTCATGTCTGTCTTGTAGTTAACATAAAGAAGTGTTACTACTTCATTTAAAAAAGCATCGTCCTGATACGTTTTTATTATTGGAAAATAATCATACCAAGCAGAACTAGCGTTTCTTATCTCAGTTAATTCTTCATCTGTTAAGTTTGGATTAATCTTTCTTAGTTCAGTATAATGAACCATCTTTACCTCTCCGAAATAGTAACAGTCAGAAAAATCAGGTCTTTCAGTGTAGCTATGTATCCAATTAGCAGGGTCTACATACTCAACGTTTACGCCATCATTAATCAAAAATGAATGCTTTACTACGCCAAGTCCAATTGTAGTCATGTCGTAGTCAATAAGGCTTCTTGTTTCTGAATACTCGTTCATCTTAAGTATAGTATCTATTGCCATTTCTTCCGCAATTTCAATGCTAGGCTTATACTTAAGTTGCATGTACAACGATAATTCCTCATCGTTTTCTGGTAATTCATTTGGGTCAACATTAAATGCATCAACTCCAAACTCAGACTTAGTTAGATTAAGGAAGTCTTTTGCGATCATGTCTGACTCGATCATGTCCTGAAACATATTCTTGTGTTCAGCAGACATAACATCTTGAGCCTCAGCCTTAATTGTAAACAGTCTGTCAGACATTCCGTTAACAACAATATCAACAAACTTCGGAATAATAGGTATTGGCGACCAGTCAAGATTTAAGTGAGACAGGTCTCCATCTATAGATAGCTCGTTTTTATATTTTTGAATTGGTTGTTCACCCCTAGCGTATAATCTAAGTGAATGATAATTACCCCATTGATTGTAGAACCTACAACTATTTGTATTTTTTTTAAACCACTCCCCCTCAATCGCCTTTGCTACCTTTAAGCCATATTCAATTGTTGCTTTTTCTTCATCGGTTGCGTTCTGATTTGGGAATGATCGTTGTTGTATTAAAACTGATGGTTTATCCATTATTTTTTTATTTCGCTTCGGTTGCCTGTATTATCGTATCTTGCAAATTTAATACTTATTTTTGTATTTGTTTTCTCTTGATTAACGATGTACTTTTTTGTAGACATAATTGCAAGACCAGAACTAATTGAGGCATCGTGCTTTGTTCTGTTGTTTATATCAAACCTAGCCCAGTCTTCAAGAGTCTTTGTAAAATACATCGACCCCATAGAATCTTGGTCACGGTATGTACCCTCAATGTCCATGCCCACGTACTCTTCAATGTAAGAGCCAATAGCTGCCGCATGAGCTTGTTTTACGTCCTCAGATGAGTTAGGTATACCACCGAGCTCTATCTCTGTCTTAGAGAGCTTGCTGTAGTGTTTGTCTGGACGATTAATGGAGAATGGTCTGTATCCTCTATTTTTAAAGTGATACAGTAGTCGTTGCTTATTGTTCTCAATTAGTATTGGCATACCATAAAATACACATGCCATAAGAACATCCTCAAAGAATATCTCCGCTGTCTGAGGCCGTGCTATATACTCTAAAAAAAATTCATTCGTTGGTGCGTTTTCCATGTGAAACTTAGTCATTCCATGAAGAGCACCATTCGATCCACCACCACCTACAACTCCAGATATGTCATACGGGTCACACCCAAACGATCCAATGTTTTCATTTCCAGGATACTTTAATCCCTTCCTGTCTAACACATTGTTTCTTTTGTTCTGCTCTGGTATCCATGACACAAGAAATCTACCCTTCTGATCTGGGGTCCATACAACAGTTGTGTCTGGCTTACCGTCCTTCCAGTGGAAGTAACCCCTAGTTAAGACTCTATCCTTTATTAGTGAGTCGTTATAGTCAATCTGTTGGTATATCTTTGTCAAGTTAAATAATGACTGCTTTGACTCATCCCTAAATGCATGAGACTCAGTCCTTGGAAACTGACGATAAAATTCATTTAGTGCGTCAGCATCAGACTTTAATGCAGTAACCTCGTTTGTCCACCAAGTAATAACACCGTTAGTTATTTTTTCTCCGTCCATTCCAATAACTGGTGTTTTGGGATCTTCAAAAACGGGCCATCCATACCTATCAATGTACCCCTCAATATTCCATTCCATTGGGATAAATAATGAATACAATCCCTGCTTAGTTTGACCATTGGCAGATCGTGATGCAGGGTTACTATCGTTAAATAGTTTCTTAAAATTATCACCACCCTTAGACAATGCATTTGACGTTGATCCCATCATACACTTACCTACAATCTTTGATCCCAACCTAAGACAGGTCTTTGTTACACGCCAATTGTTTAAAATGTTTTCAGGCTTCTCCCACTTTCCAGATTCGTCATGAACTAGCAATAGTAATTTTTCACCGTCATAACTATTGTCAGCAGTATTCTTCCAGTCAATCGTAGTATCAAGACCATCAATCTCTTCAGTCTTTTCATCGTCCATGTTCCTTCTTGTAATCTTTGAAGCTGGAACCCTAAACGCAAGCTCGGTCTTTGGATTGTCCATACCGTCTTGTATTGGCTTAAAGAAGAATGGGTAGTTACGTATTATTGGAACAACCTTATCAGTAAACATTTTTTTTGCGTCAGAACCTGTCTTAGATAGTATACCAATTCTAGAGTCACGCACTATAGTACCAGTGCTACAAGACTCAGACGAGCTCATAAAAGAAAATCCAGAACGTCTATTCTTTAGGTAGCACATACCAAAAGATCTAGCGTCTGCCTTGCAAGCCTCCCAGAAAATATAAAATATCCTGTTTGACTCACGAAAATCAGGAAGTCCAACGTCTATCTTTGTCCACTGTAAGTACATGTAATGACTGCCAGTTACGTAGGTAGGGGTATTATTATTCATAAACCAATAACCATACTCCCTCTTGTCAAACTCGCCCTCGACTAAGTCTATATACCGTGACTTAAAAACATTGTCCCTCCTATTCCAATCAAAAATAGTTTTTATTTTTTGTAGTTCTTCAGGGTATTCTTTTGGAGTCCAAACATTATTAAAGTTGTCTACCTTGGTTGGGGTACTTGGAAGTGCAACCTTTAGGCCTCCTATTTCGTATATATCACCTATAGTGCCATCCTTAGATATTACGACAAAGTCATAGTCACTGCTGTATCCGTAAGACCATGCTTTCTTTTTATTCCTAGTAGTTACAACACTTTTAGGAACTTGATCTAAAACAACCCTGTATAAGTTATTTTCCATTCTTAGCTCTTCCTTCAGCAAATCCTTGCCTTCCATGATCAATCTTAACGATGTCTACATTTTTATCTTTGTTCTCCTCCTCCTCAATCTTATGTAGCATAGATAGTGCATCGTCAAAGGCTAACTTTTTAGCAGATGCTGCATTTTTTAATTTATCGGCTGTAAGGTCATCCTCAGCATGAGTAATAATTGGCTCCATTAGAACCTTAATAAGTTCGTCAATAGCCTTCTTACCAGCCTCGAGTATTTCTATTTTTTTAGACATATGTTCCTGTTGTACATTCTGTAAACTAAATCACCGTTTATTTTAAACTCATACTCGCTGTCTGGAGTAAATGAAACTACATCTCCAACAGAAACACCCTCTAATTCATTATTGGTAAATATTAGTTCACCCCACAATTCCTCAAGGCTACCCAAAGATGAGAACACCTTATCCTCAGATGGGATTGGCTTCACAAAACAAAATGGTGATGGTGCCATCCAATCAGATTCACCTGACTTGTAAAGGTACAATTGATCG